GGATTTACGTATCTGGCCGTGGCCTCTGGCGGGCGATTGTATCTGTACGACGGCACAACGCTGGCCCAGGTGACAGATCCCGACCTAGGGACGGCGCTCGATGTCGTCTGGGTTGACGGCTACTATATGACGACCGACGGCGAGTTTCTGGTTATCACGGAACTGAACAACCCGTTTGATGTCAACCCGCTAAAGTATGGCTCCGCAGAGGCAGACCCCGACCCGATCAACGCGCTGGTCAAGCTGCGGAACGAGGTCTACGCGCTAAATCGAAACACCATTGAGGTGTTTGACAACGTCGGCACGACCGGCTTTCCGTTCCAGCGCAACACCGGGGCTCAAATCCAAAAGGGCTGCGTCGGCACGCACGCCTGTTGCCAGTTCATGGACACCATCGCGTTTGTGGGTGGCGGACGAAACGAAGCGCCGTCTGTATGGCTCGGCGTGAACGGCAACGCCCAGAAAATTGCTGGCCGCGAAATTGACGAAATCCTGGCGACGTACACCGAGGTCGAGTTGTCCGACGTGTTTTTGGAGGTGAGGGCATATCTCGCGCACGATCAGCTCATCATACATCTGCCGCGCCAAACTCTCGTATATGACGGGGCGGCATCCAGGGCGTTGAACGGACCCGTCTGGTTTTCCCTGTCTTCGGCGATTGTCGGCGATGCAATATGGAACGCTCAGTCCCTGGTTTGGGCCTACGACAGGTGGAACGTCGGGCACCCGGCAAACGAGAAATTTGGCTTCTTGGATCACAGTGACGTCAACACGCACTGGGGCGAGATCGTCGGTTGGGATTTTGCCACTACTATAATGTACAACAGCAATATGGGCGCGATATTCCATGATCTGGAATTGGTGGCCCTGACCGGGTCAACCACGTTTGGAGCTGACCCGACGATATGGACCCAGTACAGCCTGGACGGCGTCACCTGGAGTATTGAAAAAGGCATAAGCGCCGGGGGCTCTGGGGCACGTGACAAGCGCCTAGTGTGGCTTCAGCAGGGCTGGATGCGGACGCGGCGCATGCAGCGCTTCAGGGGCACCTCGGACGCTCCTATCGCCATCGCCGCCCTAGAGGCCCGGATTGAGCCGTTGGCCCGGTAATGGCTGATCCCACAACTCCAAGCAGGAACCAGATCGCCGCCATGGCTGGCCGCGATCCAGAGCTGATTCGAGCTATGGAGCGCCTGTTCACTGTGGCAGGCCAAACAACGCCGGCGGACATTGCCAGCCTAGCCATTCTGATCGAGACAAACGCGCTTTCTGCCGGCGTTGCCTTCGATGCGGCGACGTCCTATCAGCCTGACACGGCCACGCTGGACTTCATCGATCTTCGGCGGCTGCAGCCTGGGGCATCCAAAATCAGGCGGTTGGCGTGGAACGGCACCGACCAGACGCTGGACATCGGCATGGACTACGGCGTGGTCCAGCAGGTCGGCCTGGAGACGTACGCCAGGGTCCAGAACAGCACGGGCGTGACGATCCCAAACGGCACCGTAGTCGGATTTTCTGGTGCGGGTGCCAGCGCTCAACTCCTGGTGACGCCGTATCTGGCGGACGGATCGCAGCCGACGCTCCTCATCCTCGGCGTGATGACGCACGACTTGCCCGACACCGGAGAAATTGGCTATTGCTGCGCCTGGGGCCACGTCAGGGGCGTAGATACGACCGGCACGCCAGTCAGCGAGACATGGGTGGCGGGGGATATTTTGTACGCCTCTCCGACGTCGGCTGGGGCGCTCACCAAGGTGAAGCCGACAGCGCCCGACACTGTCATCCCCGTGGCGTCGGTCCTGAGCGTAAGCGCCACGGCTGGCGAAATTTTCGTGCGCCCGACTATCGAGCAGCAGAAATATTACGGCGAATTTGACGTCACGATTGACCAAACGCCGCTGGTGGTCAATACGGCCTACCCGATAGAGTTTGACACGACTGGGGTGTCAAACGGCGTATCTATAGACCCGACGTTTCTGTCTAGGGTCGTGGTGTCTGTCAGCGGCCTGTATCTCTTTTCGCCGAACTTCCAAGTCACATCGGGCAATTCGAGCGCCAAAAACATCTGGTTTTGGTATCGCAAAAACGGCACAGACGTACCCAACAGCAGCTCTATTGTGACGACGGACATCAACAACGGTTATACTAACGTAAGCCGTTCCGACTTCTTCTCACTGGCATCGGGCGACTATGTCGAGCTGATGTGGGCCGCGAGCGACGTAAACGTAACACTGGAGGCGGTGGCCGCCACCGCCTTTGCGCCGGCATCCCCGGCGTGTATCCTCGACGTAACGCAGGTGCAGCAATGACGACGACCCTGGCGGTCCTGATCGCGCCCAAGTTTGCAGAAGCCACTCAAGCGGTCCAATACACGGCAATAGATGTTGATGCCGTCATTGATAAAATGACCGTTACCAACACGGGCGCTGTCACGGCCACGATCTCAATTAACATCCCGACCAACCTGGGCACCGTGGCAGCGTCCAATCTGATCGTCAACGCGCGCAGCCTGGACGTTGGCGAGAGTTACACATGCCCTGAGATGGTCGGCCATGTCTTAAAAACAGGCGACTATATTTCGACCATTGCGAGCGTTGCCGGCACTCTCACAATACGGGCGTCGGGCAGGGAGATCGTATAGTGGACATATCGCAAATTTTCAGTCATAGTGGCGGCGCTGAGAGTGAAGGTGACCGGCAGCCAGCTTTAGAAAAAGGCTCGCCCGTGCTCGCTCTGCCCCGCCCCACACTAGATGCCATCGAGGCGCTGATGCTTCAGCATCCGCAGGTCGAATGCCCGGTCGCGCACTATTTCGGCCCAGGCGTTTACATGCGCGAAATGTCCGTGCCCGCTGGCACGTATATCATGGGGCACGCCCACAAGGAGGCTGGCCTCAATATCCTGGTCAAAGGCCGGTTGGCAATAATTGTTGACCACAGGGCGATAGAGCTTGACGGGCCTATCATTTTTACCAGCCAGCCGGGTCGCAAATTTGCGTATGCCATTGAAGACACCATTTTCGTCAACGTCTTTGCGACGGACGAGACCGACATTGAGACGCTAGAGGCCACGTACATTGAGAAGAGCGAGGCTTGGCTCGACGCGCAGCAGGCTGCTTTGGATGTTCGAGCGGGCCACAATGAACTTGGAGTATTGTCCTCATGAGCTTTATTGCAGCAGCCGTAGTCGGATCAGCGGTAGTCGGCGGCGTGACCAGCTATGTCTCCGGCCAGACACAGGCCAAGGGCGCAAAGCGCGCGGCTGCCACGCAAGTGAAGGGCCAACGGCAGGCCGCAGATGAGGCCCGCGCCGCATACGGCGACATCGCTGACCTGCTCCAGCCCTACGCTGACGTCGGCGGCCCTGCCTTGCAGGGGATGATGGCGTCGTCGGGTCTGCTAGGCCCGCAGGCGCAGCAGAGCTATATCTCTGGCGTTGAGGGCGGTGCCGAGTTCCAGGGCCTAGTGCGGCAGGGCGAGGAGGCGATTTTGCAAAACGCCTCCGCAACGGGCGGCCTGCGTGGGGGCAACGTCCAGGGGGCGCTTGCGCAATTCCGCCCTGGAGTACTGTCGGCGCTGCTGCAACAGCAGTATGGGCGTCTGGCAGGGCTGGAGAATATCGGCTCAACCGCAAACACAAATCTCGCCACTGCGCGCGGCAATCTTGGCGCGAACGTGGCCAATTCGCTAACTGGGGCGGCGGCGGCATCCGCTCAAGGCATAGTAGGGGCCGCCACGGCAAACGCCCAGGCTTACCAGGGGATCGGCGGTGCCGTCCAACGGGGCATCGGCGGTTTATCGGGTCAATACCAGAACGCACTCCCATCGCCTGCGCAGCCCCAGGATTCTCCAGCCGTTGTGCAGCAAAACAGGTCGAACGGATTCTATTATCCGCCCAACTTTTGATATGGTAAAATGCAGGGGAGATCGACATGGCTGTCAGTGACTATTTCGTAAATCTCGGCGATCCGTTCGAGCGATCAATCAATGCGTTCCGGGGCGGCTATAGTGACGCCAAGGCCATGGTTGGCGATGCCGAGCGACGCGATGAGCGTGGCCGCCTAGTCGAGGCACGGCAGGCCGGCACCGCCGCAATGCAAAGCCTCGCTGCGCTAGGTGGTAACGCAACCGCGCAGGACTACAGGGTCGCCGCTGCGGCGAACCCAGAATACGCCGCGGCCATCCAGGCTCAAGGGAAAATTGTCGGCTCGGAGCGGTCTGCGAATGATTTACGGGCTGCCCAGGGGCTGTTTGTTGCGCTGGCGAGCCCCGACGCCGGAGAAGTGATCCCGGCACAGCTTGAAAAACGTATTGCTGCTGCTGAGGCGTCTGGAGATAAGCAGACAGCCGACGCCGCGCGCGCAATGCTCCTCACTTACAACAAACCGGGCGGCGCTAATGCCCTCCGCGTTGCGCTGGGCGTGTCGCTATCCGGTGGGATGCCTGCGGGGCAGTTCAATTATCTTGTGGGCGAGGTCTACCCAAAGGCGGACCTGACTGACGCCACGAAGGCCCGCGTAGAGCAAGCAAGGCTGGCCGGATTAACGCCGGGCACCCCGGCGTTCAATCGGTTCATGCTTACCGGAGAAACCGAGGGCGGGGGAGGAATGGCCCCGGCCACGCGAGCGCTCGTAGAGCGAGCAAGGCTGGCCGGATTAACACCGGGCACCCCGGAGTACAATCGGTTCATACTGACCGAGAAGTATGGGGAGGAAGCCCCTCGCTTCCGCGTCGCAACCCCCGCTGAAATGAAGATTTATGGCGGGCCGGGCCAGATCGGCCCAGACGGCAGGTTCTACCCGAATAAAACGAGCACAGGGACAATCCTTACCGTTGACGAAAACGGCACAGTCAGTTACAGGACGGGCGCTCCAACGCCAAAACAGCAGAGGACTGAACAAGAAGCCCAGGACAGTCGGCAAACTAAACTTGATATTGGCGAGAGACTTTTGGAAACCATCGAGAGCGTCGTCGGGCGCGCCGCTGCCCCTGGGGTAACTGCAATACCAGCAGACCCCAGCCTGGAGGGCATGACTGGGATAGTCTGGGGAAATCTCCCCCCGTTGACTCAAGGCGCGACTAACTTGTCGGCAAAAATAAAACAAATCAAAGGGTCAGCCTTTTTGCAGGCATTTGAGTCCCTTAAGGGTGGCGGGCCGATCACTGAAGTGGAGGGCCAAAAAGCCACAGAGGCATTGGCTAGGCTTGACCGAGCACAGGACGTCGAGGAGTTCAGAGCGTCTTTGTTTGAATTTGCGGATATTGTGAGGCTGGTCCTGGGCCGCATCAAGTCGCGTCAAACGGCCAGCCCCCAAAGCGGATCAGAAGGCGATGGGTCAGTTACGATTGATGGCGTAAGAATTGAGAGAATAAACTGATGGCGGAGTTTAAACTCACAGCGCCGGATGGCACCGCATATAAGGTAACTGCCGACACCCCTGAGCAGGCATATTCTGCGCTTCAGAAGATGTTGGGCGCACAGCAGCAATCCCCTGAGCAGCAGGCCCCTGAGCAGCAGCAGCCCAATGCTATTCAGCAGGCGATGGACGCGGGCTATCAGCCGGTCGCGCCGTACCGCGACGGAATGGTCATGGAGAAACCGGGGACGCAAGAACGTATGTTCGTGTCGCCCGGCTATGTCACCACAAACCCGCAGGTTATTGAGGGGATCATGCAGGGCGTTTCGCCAAGCGAAACGGGTACGGCTCAAATCCAAGGGCGGATAATTGAAGACTATCCGGTGGCGGCCCGCGCGGCAACCGCACTTCAGGGCGTCCCGTTCGTTGGAACTTATGTGGACGAGGCGGTCGGTCAGCTTAGTGGGCCGGACGCGATGACTGGGGTTCGCAATGCCGTCAAGGCGATGGAGGCCCAACGTCCGTTGCAGGCTGTCGGCCTCCAGGTGGGAGGTGCTTTGGCATCGTTGCCCCTTATTGCCGCCGCGACCCCGGCCAAGGTAGCTGAGTTTGTCGGCGGGGCTACGTCTCTCGCTGGCAAGGCGGTCCGTGGTGCTGCGGTGGGCACTGGCGCGGGAGTGGTCGAGGGCGGGACTTCGGGGTATGGTCGCGGCGAGGGAGACAACAGGCTGGGCGAGGCGCAAACGGAAGCCGCAATGGGCGGGGTCGTTGGCCTTGGTGCCGGTGCCGCTGTGCCCTTAGTATCTGCGGGCATTGCCGCCGCATGGAGAAATATCAAGGGCCGCTCCGTTTCAGAAATTGCAAAGAAACTTAACATCAGCCCAGATGCGGCAAAGGTTGTTAGGATTTCGCTGGAAAATGATGACATTGCCGCCGCCACGGCGGCTTTGGATCGCGCTGGCTCCTCCTCTATGCTCGCTGATGCTGGACCCGGCGTGCGGCAACTCCTCGACGCCTCCATCACGTCTGGCGGCAAGAGCCCGCGCTTCGCAAGGGAGGCTGTCGATCTGCGGGCCGAGGAGTCGGGCGTTCGCATGAAGCGCGTCATGGATGACCTGCTTGGCCCTCCCCAGGGGGTGGAGACCGCCCGACAAGCCGTGCGAGAGGGGGCATCTCCGACAATCGGCAAGGAGTATCGCAGGGCGTATGCGCAGCCGATTGATTACTCTGGTTCGCGTGGGAAATTCTTGGAGGCCCTGCTGAAGCGTGTCCCCAGATCAGCTATAAACGACGCCAATGAGCTTATGAATGTCCTCGACGAGACGAGTCAACAGATACTCATGGACGTGGCCGCAGACGGAACGACGTCCTTTAGACGGCTGCCAGACGTTAGGCAGTGGGACTACATTACGCGCGGATTGAACTCGGTAGCGAACAAAGAAAATGGATTGGGCAAGCTTGGTGGGACTACGCCCCTCGGCAGAGCTTATGGGGGCCTGTCAACGACGATCCGCGGCGTTTTGCGTGATGAAGTGCCAGAATATAGCGTCGCCCTAAGCACTGCCGCCGACGCTATCCGGCGGTCTGAATCAATTCTACTTGGCGCGGACATACTGAAAAAGTCCACTACTCGCGAAGAAGTCGCCAGGGCTATGAAGGGCGCGACCGCCCCAGAAAAGGCCGCGGCAAGGTCTGGCTTCAGAAGCGCGGTAGATGACTTCATGGCCGAGGTCAATGCAGTCGCGTCAGACCCAAACATTGAAATACGCGAGTTTCAAAGGGTGGCGAACAAATTTCGCAGCCGGGCCATGCAAGACAAAATGGAGCTGCTGCTTGGCAAGTCCGATGCTGATCGGCTCTATAAAGAGCTTGATGAATCCGTGGTTTCCCTGGAGCTGCGCGCCGCAATAGCCCGGAACAGCGCAACGCAACAGCGGTTGGTTACTGACGAAGCGGTGCAAAATATAATCGCCCCCAATGCGCTGCAAACGCTGATGGCGGGCGATCTTTTGAACGCAGGGAAGCGTATTGCGAAAACGATAACGGGCAACACGCCAGAGGCGAAGACGTTGCGCAGCCAGGGCATATATGACGAGATCGCCGGGGTTCTTGTCGGCTTGCGCGGTCGTCAGGCGCAAGAGGCGCTGGGCCTTGTCAGGCGCGCCATAGATGGCGACGCTCTGACTGAAACGCAGGCCCGTGTCATTGCCCGCGCTCTGACAATGCCAGCCGCAGCCGCAACATATACCGCGGGCACCGAGCAGTGACGCCAGCCACAGAAACACCACAGGGAACTCAACCATGAGCCTAGTCCAGCTTGCGCCTCCGTACCCAATATTTACTGACAAAAACGGTGATCCGCTCGACGCGGGCTTTCTGTATTTCGGCGTGGCAAACCTGAACCCGGAAACAAGCCCGATCCAGGTTTTCTACGACACTGCATTTACTCAGCCTGCGGCGCAGCCTCTGCGGACATCTAACGGCTATGTGATGCGGAACGGATCGCCCGCTGCGGTTTATGCTCAAAGCCAGTTTTCCGTCACGGTGCGGAACAAGCGCGAAGAACTAATCATCTATTCACCGCGCAGCTACGGCGTTGCTCCAACATTTTCGGCGAGTTCTGAAGGATGGGTTCCGCTTGAGCAGTTTGGCGCAATTGGTGACGGCGTGGCAGACGACACGGTGGCCGTGGATAACGCTGTTAGCTCCGGGCTTCCGCTGAACTGGGGGAACTTGATCTATCGCATCACATCTCCTCTTGTTGAGACCGTCGCCAAGGTGGACTGGATCGGCTCTGGTGCTGTCATTCTTTATGATGGTTCATATGCACAAGAGGCCGTGAAGATCACCTGCGGCCTTGCTGTGGCTCACCGCGTTCTCGGCCTGACGTTTGACGCCAATCAGAAGGCCAATGTGGCGGCCAGGTTCATCGCGGCAACTGTCAGTGAACTTATCGACCAGTGGCCCAGCCTCTACGCCTCGCAGATTATTGCCCGCAACGCCTACCGGGCAGATTTGACTTTCCTAGATGGCGATGGCTTTCGTGTTGACGGCGGCTTCAACCATGCCGAACTTGCCAACATCCGCGTTCATGATTGCGTCATGGCCGCTGGCGCAGAAATCTTTGGATCGCAGGGCATCTTCGGCATCACGTTTGGGACTAGTGGCGCGCGCCGCTGCCGCAACATCAGAGTGTCTGATTATCACGTCGAAAATATTTGGTCGGAAGATGGATCGTATTTCAACGATCAGGACGGCATTCGCATCTTTCAGGAAACGGCAGAGCGCACCAGTTCGTGCTTTGTGTTGAGCGGCACGATCAAGAACGTCTCAAACCGCGCGATCAAGCTGCATTCTAGTGTGAATGCTGTGGTTGATGGTCTTTACCGGGAATTGCTTTCTAGTGGCATTCCGCAGAGTGGATCTTTCGGAAATCCAGACATTGACGTCCAACAATGCCCCGCGACAATTACCAACTGCCGCTTCCACTATGATGGGGCGTGGCATGAAACTCTAATCCAAAACTATACTGAACGACTGAGCCTGTTTCGCTATGGCGGTGCGACCGTCAGCGACATCACAGGTCGCTTTGTGAATGTTGCTGGCAGCGCCATTAGCGTTGTGACCATGAGCGGCGAAAGCGGAATTTCGGGCACAAAACATCTTGGCACCGTTTCTAACATCGCCATTGACGGCCCCGTCCAATGCTTTTTGTCTCTCTTGATCCGTGGCACTTCTGGCACGAACAGCGTTTCCTTGGTGAACGCTGTGGCGGAAGTTACTGGGCAAGCTGTGGAGGCTCTCTCAGAGGCTGCGCGCCTGCGTGTGACGGCTGCAAACATCCACAACACAAACTCTGCATCTCCCGTTCCGCTTGGTGCAAACTTTGCCAGCGGAGATCGAGAACTGTTTGTGTCGGGTTACTATGGCTTCACCACTGTTGGCGCTGCACTGGCATTGGGTGGAGATGCAAAATCTCTGACGCTGGCGAGCCTGACCGCATCTACCGCGATGACAGGACCAAATCCGCAGACTGGCCGCATTGGCGACACTTTGATCGGTTTCGACATTCCGACTGATGCCGGATCATCTGACACCGACACGATCCTTCTTCTTCAACCTCTGGCCGACCTTCAATCTCACACTTCTGGTGTGGTTCAGCTTTATCGTGGCTCAGCCACATCTGCTGGCGGCGCAACGCTTAACTTGCTCATCATGAAAGATGCATCGACTGGCGATGCCTCTGGATACTGCACCTTTGATGGTTATGCGCCCAAGTCGGCCGCGCTTATCACATGCACTTTCGGAGGCATCCAACGGATCGGCGTGAGGCTTTCCGGCGGCGGCGCGGGCCTGTCGCTTCCCCGCGCTTTCTTCAATGGAAACTATTTTGGCTCCGAACCGTTGCGACTGGTTCCGGCGTCCTCAGTTACCAGCATTGCTGCATTTGTTCAGCGCACCGGGTTCTTGCCTGTCAGTGATTTCTTGCAACCAGTTCGGACGCCCGTTTATACGGTCGCAACACTCCCGACGGCGGCGACATTTGCAAGGTCTCGCGCCTTTGTGTCTGATGCCAACGCCACAACCTTTGCATCTATTGTTGCAGGCGGCGGGGCGAACATTGTCCCTGTCTACAGCGATGGCACAAACTGGAGGATCGGCTGAACATGATCTCTCCAACGGGGACCGCAATTCTTCCGGCAACGGACGGCGCGTGGGCTTTGTTGAAATCTGACGGCACCCAATGGGTTATCATGCAAGAAGGCTAGGGAACATAGCAACAAATGAAATACCTAAAGAACCTATGGAACGCGTGGTCGCAACTTATGAACGTCGTTTTCCTTAACGGTGACCCTAACGAAAGCATCTGCGGTCGTTGCTACCGAGAGCCCTGGCCACGCGCCAAGCGCGTCATCAATGCCCTGCACTTTTGGCAGGTAAACCACTGCCGGAGCGCATACAACAACGACCTCAAATGGGCGATGGCCTACATCGAGCAGGACAAAATTGTTTCCGCCAGGGCCAGGAAATGACACCCGACAAAAGTGCTTTGGACGTTGGCGCGGTGGCCATAAGCCTAGGGACGTTTTTCGAGTACCTCCCCGCAGTGGCCAGCTTGCTGTCGGTGGTCTGGCTGCTGCTCCGCATCTGGGAGTCCGACACCGTCCAGCGGATGATTGGCAGGCGCTGACCGAGATGGATGGTAGCGTGGACTTGAAGCTTTTGATGACGGTCGCGGGCATGTTGGTTTCCGTAGTTGCGGCGGCGGCTGTGGCGAAGCGCGAGATCAAGATGCTGACCGACACTGCCAGCGACATTGAGGATCGGCTGAGGAAACTGATCCACCGCGTAGACAGGCTCGAAAATACTGTGGACACTACTTCGCACCGTCTGGGAATACTCGCTGGCATGTCTTCGCCCGACAGTATGGAGCGCAGATACCGCGAGATCGAACGGCTGCGCAGCGATGTTGACCAACTCAAGAGAGAGGTCCAGAAATGATTGGAGCACTCGTTAGCACTCTGGTCGGCCCGATTACTGGTCTGCTCGACAAATTCATCCCCGACGCTGACACCAAAGCCAAGCTGGCGCATGAGATCGCGACGATGTCGGTCAAGCAGGCTCACGAAGCCGCACTCGCGCAGATCGAGGTCAATAAAGCCGAGGCGGGGCACCGTTCTATCTTTGTCGCGGGCTGGCGTCCATTCGTCGGGTGGTGCTGCGGATTGGCCCTGTTTTGGCATTTCGTCGTTGCGCCATTGCTGACGTTTGCCGCAGGTTGGGCCGGTTATCCTATCCCGCCAATGCCGGCGTTTGATATGGACAGCCTCCTAACCGTTCTTATGGGCATGCTCGGTTTGGGCGGGTTAAGGACGTTCGAGAAGATCAAGAACGTAACCAAATAAGGCGAAACGCATGAAACTGTCCCCCAACTTTTCCCGCTCAGAGTTCCGCTGCAAGGGCTGCACGCCCGACAAACCTTGCCCCCGGGGCGGGCTGGATACGGTGGACGCTGCGTTGCCGGCGGCCTTGGAGGTCGTCCGCGAGCGCTTCGGCGGGCTGCCTATCGCCATCCACTCCGGCCATCGCTGTGAGGAGTACAACAGCAAGGTGGGCGGAGCCGCGGGCAGCCAACACCTTCAGGGGCGAGCTTGCGACTTTACCGTGCAGGGGGTTGACCCTAGGGTCGTGGCGGATTTCGTGCGGTCCAAACTCAGCGTGAGCGTCGGGGATTACCCCGGCTTTACGCACATCGACACGCGCACCAAGCCCGCGTTCTGGGTCAAGTAAATCATCATCTGGTGCGCGTCACCACTACGCCGGCTAAACCGCTAATCCGGGTGCGGTGAGTGCTGAACTTACAGCCGGATGCCATACTTCGATTTCGGGTCTGGGAGGTCAGTCATAACGTAGCCTCCTTGATGGCGACCTGGGCAATGTGTTTGATACCCGTCTGGAGATTGATCTTTGCCAACTTCTCAATGGCCTGCAAGGCTTCGAGCATGGCCGGCGCGTTCAGCAGCAGTTGGGACTTGACCTCAGCCTCTTCCTCCCGGCCTTGCTCCACCCACACGGTGGCAA